GAGGTCTTGGATGTAGCCAGTAAACAGGTCGGTAATCAAACGGCTAGCACCAACGTACAACGGACTAGTCTGGTTGAAGTCCGTAGAAACAGTGGCAACGCCAGTGTTAACGCCGCCTACATAAATCTTGGTCTGGTTTGTGCCTGTGCCCTCTCGCACAACTGCTACATGCGTCCAAGTGTTTGATGAAAGGACGGCAGAGACAACAGCAGTAGACCCAAAAATAAATTGAATTTCGTCTGAACCGCTTATTTGTATTTGCCACCCAGTATTAGAACCGCCTTTACTTACAAGCGCTTTTGTGACTATTACAGGTGTCGAGGCGTACAACCAAAACTCAACCGTAAACGGCGCAGTGCCGAACCGCAGTTCCGGCTTGTCAATGACAGTCAAATAGTCGCCCGTGCCATCAAACGACATGCTGGTTGGTGACCACTTCGCCTGCGTGGTGCTGACCTGCGCATTGCCCACGGTCTGACCATCGTTGATCGTGGCCGCGTCATAGATGCCTGCGTTGGTGAAGTTCAGCAGCAGGCTGGTGTTGGTGATGGCGGTGAGAGGCGTGGTCGGCGGGGTGAACGCTGCGGTGTAGACGGCGGTGCCTTTGACGATGCGCAGGTTGCTGATGTAACCATTCCAATAACTTGTAGGTGAAGCACCGGTTGCGCCATCGCCATATCGTCCTATTGATGTTGCGGCGTTAGCGCCCGTTGTTCCAGATGATGTGCCTGACGCGGTTTGTGTTCCATTCAAAAACAATCTGAATGTATTGCCACTTCTGGTAATTGCAACATGGGACCATACATTAGTTGGTAACGTTCCACCCGTAATAAAGACAACAGAATCACTAAAAGGTCTCCACCAAAATCCTAAAACACCTGCTGTAGTTGCAGACAAAACATATTGATCAACACCAATAGACTGAGGCCAAAGGGCAGCAATAGTTGTTATTGCGCCGCCAAAACTATTTGGATTAACCCATGCTTCTATTGTAAAGTCCGTTGCCGAAGTAGATAGTGATAGGTTTGTGTTGCTTGGTGCCTCAAGGTAATCCCCCGTCCCATCAAAATACCCACTGCCCCCATACGAGGCCGTGCTGTAGGACGCTGGCGGGTTGAACGGCGCGAACTTGCTGATGCGCGTGTCACCATTCACCGTGATGGCAAAGGCGTTGGTGCTGTTGTCTTTGAAGCGGTTGTCCTGCAAGCACAGCAGGGAGGTGTTGGTGATGGCCGTCAGCGGGGTGGTGGAAGGTGTGAAGTTGGCGGTGTAGACAGCGGTGCCTTTGACTACGCGAGCGTTGCTGATGTAGCCGTTGAAATAATACCCAGTAGCTTGCCCTGCGTGATAACCAATCAGCAGTGCTTTACCACCATCTGTAATAGTTGCCGTTTGGGTGGCAGAGGCAACACTAACTCCGTTTTGATACAAAGTCAGAGTAGTGCCGTTTTTGACAAACGCCAAGTGCGCCCATGTATTTGTTGGTAGCAAAGTATTTGATGTAATTGATTGGATTGACGATGTACCGTTTCCGCTTCCAATATAACAAATTATAAATCCACTGCCGTTTAGAGATATGTCGTAGGACGGGTATGAGGAAGCAACAAGTCCATCTTTATTTATGATGGTTGAGTTCGCGTTTGAACCCGACCAAAATACCCATGCTTCAATCGTGAAGTCGCCGCTAGACAGATTTAACGCTGTCGCAGATGCAACGCTTAGGTTGTCGCCGTTTCCATCAAAATACCCGCTCCAGTAGCCACTGGGCATGTACGGGTTGAACGACCCCTGCGTGGTGTCGCCGTTGCGGGTGATGCTGAAATTGTTGGTGCTGCTGTCGAGGAACGTGTTGTTCTGAGCGCCGTTCGTTGCGCTGGTGTTCAGCAGCAGGGGGACGTACTCGAAAAAGGGATCGGTGGCCGGCGCAGGGGTTGCCGCAGCCGGCTTAAAAAAGCGACTCCGACTTGTCGAGCGCGTCACCGGAAACATCAGTACCCCTCGCCGGCCATGATGTGAAGCGATCCGCCACCAGCCGGGGCGATGTACGCCACCACGTTCTGGTCTTGCGCTTTCGACAGAACGATCTGCGTGGATGGCAAAACGGGGTAATCGGCAGTCGTGGCCGTTGCCGAGCCTTCGCCCACGCGCACGTAGGCCACCACCGTTGAACTCAGATTGGTGATGGCCAGCGCCTTGCTGCCACCGCCCACCGTGCTGGATGCGGACGCTACGCCTGGCGACACCGTAACGCCGCTGCCGTAGGCCGGGTTGAATGCTGCTTGGACTGCCATGTGTGCCTCGTCAGGAAATGCGATACCAGGAATTGGTCGGCTGATAGAACCGGAGCCGGAAGAAAGCATTGGCCGCCAGCGTGGTAGGCGCACCAAACGCCGCAGTCGCGCCATTGAGCCCCACGGCAAACGTAGTGATGGTCTGCGTGGTCGTCACCAGAATCTCAGTGCCGTCAGGCGTCGATGTGTTCAATGGCAGCGTCACGGTGCCGGCGGCCAGCGTGCCGGCAGGTTGCAGCAGAATCCACTGCTGCTCGCTGATCGGCGTGGGCGCCGCGATGTTGAAGCCCGTGGAGGGAACGTACAGGTTCACCGCCACCGTAGGCGATGCGAACTGCTGCTGGAAGTAGGACAGCAGGGCCGACATCGGCAGGCGCCGTGCGTCCCCGTTGTTCGGGCTGTAGACCGGCAGTTGGTCGCCTGCGGAAACCTGCGTCAGCAGCGGGAGTTGATTGATCGTCGGCATGTGCGCCTCTCAGAATTCAAGTTGGCCGTCACGGCCCGCCAGGATGGGTTCTTCGGGGTTGTCCACGAACGGATCATCGTAGGCCTTGGCACCGGCACCACGCGGCATGGACGCGGGCAGTTGCATCTCCATCGGCATGGCCGCCCGCGAAAGCAGCGTGTCATAGGTGCGCTTGGCCGTGGCCTTGGTGTCGGGCGATACCGTCTTGCCGTAGCTGGGTGCCAGCTTGATGCCCAGGTTCGTGATGATCGCCTCGTAGGCGCTATCCGGCACGTTCGTCTCGTCGTCCAGGCCGGTGTCCTGCGGAGATCCCGGCAGTGGGTAACCCACGCGGATGCCTAGGGCATTCCACGATGCCATCTGCGCATCCAGCCGGCGAACGGCGCTCTCGATCTGCTGTGGCGTCAAGTCGAAGACGTAGGACGCCAGGCCAATCTCTTCCAGCGAGGCCTCGACAAACTGGCGCTTGGAGTAACCCATCTCGGCCTCAGATCGGGTCGTCGTCGGCCGGTGCCGGAGGTGTCATGGCGGCGGTGATCTTGGCCATCAGCGTCTCGTCGCTCCAGCGGCGGTCCACCTTGATGCCCAGCAGCGCAGCCTGCTGCTCCATCTCAGCGCGGGTCGGCGGGGCGTTGTCTGCAGGCTCAGGGGCCGGTGCTGGCGTGGGTGCAGCGGGCTCCAGGCCCAGCGCAGCCAGGAACGACTCATGCCAGCCGTCAGCGATGGCCGCGCCGAGGTCTTCGGGCGCCACGCCCTTCATGTCATAGGTCTTCCCCGGAGGCCCGAAGTGCGGGCCAGGGCTGCGGTAGACCACGGTGATGTCGTCGCTCATTTCTTGCCCTTCGGCTTTGCGGTCTTGGCCGACTCACGGAATGCGGCGGCACTGGGCGCGCCCTTGGCGCCAGGCTTGCGCATCTTCTCGCCACTGCCTTCGGCGATGCGCTCGCGCTTGGCGTGGATTGCAGCGTACAGGCCGGCGGGCTTCTTCACTTCTTGCCCTTCGGTGCAGGGCCTGGACCCTTGCTCGGCTTGCCGGCCTTCATGGCAGCGGTGCGCGCCGTGTTCAGGGCGATGGCCACGGCCTGCTTCTGGGGCTTGCCGGCCTTCATCTCCTTGGAGACGTTGGCGCCGATCGACTTCTGCGAGTAGCCCTTCTTCAACGGCATGGTGCGCTCCAGATGTGAAAACGCGGGCGGCGGCCAGGAACTCCCAACCCTAACCGCCCGCGTGAGAGTCTACCAGCGATCAGGACGCGATACGGTAGATCGTGTAGGTGGCCGCAGCAGTCTTGCGAGCGCGGAACAGGCCCGAGCTGCTGAGTGCAACCGCCATGTTCCCGACCAGCGTGCAACCCGCTACGCCACCGCCCACCGAGATGGTGAAGGCGTTGGTCGCGCCGGTGTTGATGACGCTGAAGTCCACCGAGTCGTTGATTGCCAGCGTGGTGGCCGCGTCCAGCACGGTGCCGGTCGGGGGCGTGGCCGTCACGGCCGCAGCGGTGGTGGAGGTGACGATGCCACCCAGGATCATCGCGGCAGTCAGGTCGCCCGTGGCGTTCAGCGCGATGGGGTCGTTCTGGAGGTTCCAGTCACCATCGTTGGAAACGTGCGGCGCGGTGCCCACTTCGTACAGAACGGGGAAGTCGCCGGCTTCCACGATGATCGTGGCGCCGTTGGCGAAAGCCGACGAGGTGTAGGTGGTGTTCACCACCGTCTGCAGCAGGCTGTTCGTGGTCGGGTAGTTCGGGAAGCCGACCACCTGATACACGGTGGCCGTGCCCTGGGTCTGGACGACGATGCGCTGATTGGCCGTCAGCGTGACGGTGGCGTTGCCCTGAGATTGGACGGTCTGGTAGGCCATGATGTGTGTTCCTTGTTCGTTTGCGATGCGGGCCGGTGTTACCCGGCCCGCGTTCGATCAGGTCTGCGAGAACATGATGATGCCGCTCATCTGCGGCTGCTTGTTGACCACGCCGTACAGCGTGTCCAGCCGGTACTTGGTCTTCATCGTGTTGATGTCGTACTGCTTCGTCATGACCAGTTCGATGCCCTGGTCGGTGGAAGCACGCATCACGGCAGCGCCTGCGTCAGTCGGCACAGCGTAGCGCCCCGGCAGGATTTCGAGGGCGTCCTTCTGCCAGAACGGGTTCATGTTGCCGGCCACGGTGTTCAGGAACACGACAGGCGACGTCGCGGAGGGCGTCGGGATCGTCACGTTCTGGTACTGCGCCTCGGCATCGGTGCCGCCCTGGCCGCTCACGATGGCCGGGGTGATGACCAGCGTGGTGCCACCAGCGGGGACGCTGATGACACGGAAGCTCTTCAGCACGCCGGTGCTCTGCTTGGTGATGTGATGCACCGCGAACACGCCGCCGATGGTGAACGAGTCACCCACGGCCACGCTGGCGCTGGACGACACCGTGATCGTCTGGAAGCGGTTGTCCACGTTGCTGGTTTCGCCCGTGGTCGCCGTGGTGGTGGACTTGGGAACCCAGTAGTTGCCGGCAGC